TAAACTCTAGTATAACTTCTGTGTCAGCATCATTAATTGAGTTTACAATTTGTTCTTTTTTAATTAATCTGAATGGTCTATTAAATAACGCAAAACATATTGCATCTAATAAAGTAGATTTACCAGCACCGTTTGTACCTATGATTAGTGTTGAAGGTGCTGTATTTAAAGCTATTTCTATTGGTGTATTACCAGTAGATAAAAAGTTTTTCCATTTAATTTTTTTAAATACTATCATTCGTTTGCCTCAACATAAAGTTCTTTTACATAATTTTTAAGTTTGTTTTTATCTAATGTAGTATCTATTTGATCAATATAATTATTTAAAAATGTAAGGGTATCTTCACCTTGTTCTAAAATATTATCTTTAACTGTAGCTGTTAAATCACTTGTAGTATCTTCTATAATATTTAATTCGTGTACATTAATTTGATTATGAAACTTATCTATAAGTTTATCAAACATATCCTGATTCTTTTTTTGTACAATAAAAAGTTTTACAAAACAATTTTCGTATTCAGTTATATCTTTATTTGTATAATCTTCTTTTGTATCATCATACATAAATTTTTTAAAAATTCTATTAGGGTTTGGTATTCTAATTAATTCTCTAGTCTGTGTATCAAACATATGAAAGCCTTTAGGACACTGAAAGTCTGACCAAGTAATTTCATATTGTGTTCCTAGGTAATAGATATGTTTGTCATCTGATTTTTTATGAAAATGTCCTGATATAACTTTTTCAAATCTTTTAAATTGATCTTTGTCTAATCCTTGTTCATTAAGATGACCTCTGTGCATTTCAAAACCTTTTATTTCTAAATGACCCATACATATTTGTGCTGTAGATTTGTCTATTGCGTGTGATGATTCTTCTGCTGTTGCGTCACATATCCAAGGTAAAAATAATATATCAAGTCCATCAAAGTTAACTGTTTTAGGACTAGTGTATATCCACGGTTCATTTATTCCGTCAAACGTTGTAACCAATTGTTGCATTGAATTTACTTCATTTGTATTTTTATAATATGTATCGTGGTTACCTATAATAATATGAGTATCTATTTTTAAGTCCCATAGTCTTTTCCAAAATTTTTTTTGAAAGTTATGTGCTACTTGAAAGTTAATAAATTTTCTTCTATCAACAACATCGCCTAAATGAATTACCGTTTTTATATTATTTTCTATTAAATAAGGAAAAAAAATATCATCAAAAAATTTGTTTTGATATTCAATAAAAGCAGGGGAGTCATTACGACAACCAAAATGGGTATCGTTTAATAAAGCAATTTTCATACTAATTAATAAAATATTCTAATTTACTTTTTTTCTTTTTTTTCTTTTGATTTTGTTTTTTCATCTCTCTATGATGAGCAAGACTTTCAATCTTGGGTACTTCTTCTATAGGTAAATTCTTTTTTAAAAATTCTGTAAATTGATTATGGAATTCTCTATCTTCGCCTGGTTGTAATGCCATATCATCAAAGTTTGAATCTAATAACATCTTATGCTTAATTGTTACTTGTTTTTTTTCTTTTTGTATTCTTCTAATAAATGCGTAATAGATAATCTGTGTGAAGTAAGCAAATGGATTATTTGATTTATCTGGATCAAAGTTGTCCAAATACTGTAAACAGTTTTCTATACCATCAGAAATCATATCATCTCTAAAAGTATAATTAATAAAGTTTGGTCTATATGATAAGTGATTTGCTATTTTTAAAAAACAAGTACCTATGTAATTAGTAACAGGAGGATTTACCTTCCCGTCTTTTTTAGCTTGTTTACACATTTTCTTGTACTCTATCATAGCGGCAAGAAAATCTTTATTACTTACGTAATGCTCTTTTGACTTTTTTGATGTTGTCATTATTTAAATATACTATAGTTTGTGTTATTTGTCAATCACTTATACAAAAAAATGCGTTTTAAAATTGGTTGACTTTTTCATTTAAAATGATATACTGAGCTTGTAGAGCGAAGAAATAGTATAGAGTTAGAGTTAATGGAGTGTTTTCTTTTTATCTCTAAAGCCATCCCACAATTCATTATACTTATCATTCTCCTCTTTCGTCAAAGGTTTCGGCTTTTCTTCTTCTTTTCTTTTTGGAGTTTCTATTAGATCATACTTAGATGATACATCATAATAACTTTTGGCTAGTTCGTCCGTGGCTTTAGTAATAGTTATAATTTTATCTTTTGGGAGAGTTACGATTAAATCATTTGTATATGCTGTCCATTTAATTAGCGCAATATAATCTCTTAGACCTTTAGCTGTTAACTGTGATACGTATTTAATTTGTAACGGCCTTTCTAATCTAAGTAATGGAGAATCCTGTGGCAATTGTTCCTTAGCCAGAGTGCAAACAATATCATCGCCGTTTATTAGTTTAATTATTTTTATCTCTTCCATTATTCAATTCTATGTTATGTATTTCGTAGGTAAAGTTTTCACTTGTGTATATATTTATTCTCTCTCGGAAATGAGCTAAAGTATAGTTTTCTTTTCCATTATAAGAAAGGTCATCAGCTATATCATATAGTGTTGCACTTGATTTATTATCCTTTAAACGTAAACCTCTACCAATAGATTGTAAATTACGAATACGAGATTTTGACGGAGATGCAAAAACTATGTTATGCAAATTTCTTATATTAATACCAGTACTAAATGTTCCGTAACTAGCTATTATAATTGCGTTATCTGATTTCTCAGTTATAAATCTAATCTTTTCTCTTTCTTCAGCTTCTACCCCACCATAAACGAAAAATATTTTTTTATCTTTAGCTTTATCTTCTATAAGTTGTTTTAATATAACTCCGTGTTTCTCTACATACTGAAATAGTACTAAAGAATTACCTTGTAAGTTTAAACATAGATTACGAATATATTTGTTTCGTTTTTCATTTGATACTAAGAAATCCATTTCTTCTTGGTAACTTTTATCTTTTAAAAATTGTTTAGAGTGTGTATCGTGTTGAAGTATTAAACATATAATTTTAAGATCAGCTAATTGTTTCTTTTCTTGTAGTTCTGAAGTAGATGTAACTTTATTAACAGCGCCAAACAAACCTTCTAATACTAGTTTATTAGTTTTAGTTCCATCAAGTGTACCTGTTAAACCATAACGATACTTACAATCTTCTAGTTTAGTCATTATTTTACTTAAAGAAACTGCTTTAAATAGATGACACTCATCACCAATAACCATACCAAAAGATTTAAACCATTTTTTAGGTAAATTATAAACAGATTGCCACGTTGATATAATTACATTTTTATTTGTTTCTTTTTCGTGACCTTGATATATTCTATGTATATTTTTATTTGAATCCCAACCATAATCTTCAAAGTCTTTATATAACTGTTCTACCAAAGACGTAGTAGGAACAATAATTAATATTTTTTGATTTAATTTTTTTAAACGAATTAAATTGAATCTTACTAATAGATAAACTATTAATGATTTACCTGAGGCTGTAGGAGACAATAATAAACAACGATTTTTTCTAAGACTGTGAATAAATGCTTCTCTTTGATAATCACGCACTTCTAAAGGTATTTTTAAAGCATTTATAAATCCATCAACAGCTTTTGTATCTACCTCAGTATCTTTATTTTTAGTACCATCAACAACTTGTATTTTGTTTTCTTCACACCATTTTAAGATATAAGGATATAGACCAGCATATATTTGTCCAGTAGCATATGAAAATAATCTAATACGACCATCCCAAACTCTATTTCTAAAAGCAGGAACAAATTTATAACCTGGTACCTCAAATGTAAAATATTCTGATAACTCTCTACGTATAGAATCATCAGCTTCTATTTTAAGATATACTTCGTTTTTCTTATCTATGATAATGTATTTAATAAGTGTCATTATACAGCGCCACTTGTAAACCTTCTCCACTCTATGGCATTTTTAATTGTATATGTTCTATTGATTATTACTCTTAATGTACGATCTAAAAAATCAACAACAGTATGTAAATATACAACTTTTTGAGACAATAACTTTATTTCTTCGTCAGCATCCAAATACTTGTCTATATCAGTTTTTAATATCTTTAAATCAAATGGTTTAGCAACATATACACTAGGGTCTGACTTACCAGTGTAATACTCCCACTTATCACGTCTAAGCGTCTTTAAATCGTCCTCAGCACGTGTTAATAGAAGTTTAAACTTAGTATAATGTTTCATATACTTATTATGTAACTGTGGTGTTTTTAATGATTCTAAGTCCAATTCAACATCATTAATTTTAAGATCTTTATCTGCTTGTTCTTGTAGTTCTTCAAGTGTCATTAATATACTCCAAATGCCCATTTTTTTTCTTCACACCACCAACACTTTTTACAGGGCTTTTTATATTGATTGGTTTGTTCTTGGTTTTCGTTTATACAACTATATGTATAAGGTAGTAAAGATTTTAATAGATTGTTTTCTTTATAAATTAAAGCAATATCTTTTTTATTTAAATGATATAAAGGAATAAATTTTTTATCAATTTTAGTACCATTATTATCAATCATATATTTTTGATTGTCTCTTTTCTTGTCTCTATTTTTATCATCTTCAAATTTAACATTAGGATTTTTAGTTGCACCTAATACAATAAAATCAGTTTGTTTAAAACTATTAAAATCGTTAGATGACAATTCAAACTTATGTTTTAAATACTTTATTATTTTTTTACAAAATTTAAATTTAGTTAACTTAGTTATTTGTTTTAATATATCATCAGACTTCTTATTTAAAAAATGATTAGTGTGATTCTTAGGTAAAAAAATTAAAGGTGTTATTGTTTTCTTAATTTTATTATCTTTTAAATATTTTGCTATCAAATAAGTTAACAATGTACTATCACTTCCACCAGACATACTAACAATAATATTATTAGTAAAAGCAGGCAAATCTAATGTTATTTTTTTATGTATTTTTAACATAATATAATATTATTATAACACAAAAGTATAATAAAATCAACCTAAGTTACTGTTACTAATGTCTGAGAACCACCAGGATTAGCAAAGTTATAAACCTTATATTTAAATGTAACATCTACAGTTAAATAATTAATATCTGTTGCTTGTTGATTATAATTTAGATTACCAACGTTTATAGGAAATATATCTTCAAATCTTATTTCAAGTACAGGATTGTTTTTATTAGTTAATATCATAAGTGTAGCATCGGATACTGTACCACCTTGACTAGGCGATCCATATTTAACTTTACCAATCTCACTACTTACTAAACTTCTACTTGTAGGAAATCTATCAGCACCAGCTTCTGCTAAAGTTTTAAATTGTTCAGAATCACTAGGAAATCCTAGTCCAACTAACCAACCGTGGATTTCTCTATAGTTTTCTAAATTTTCATCTACTAAAAAAGTAACCTGTAAATCACCATATTTTAATTTTTCTCCTGGATATGGAATATCTTTTAATGGTGTTTGTTGTTCTACATAATTTAAACTTACTCCAGGAACGTTTATAGCAGTACAAAAATACTCTACTTTTGGTAACTTAATTATACTAAATTTAAACTGCGTAGGACTAGCATAATCTAGTTTAGTGGGTTGTCTGTTATAGGAGTTAGTAATTGTCATAGTAATATTTATATTAACTTATAATACGTCTTTTAGTACCTTTACGTTTAATATCTAATGTTAAACAATGTACACCACCTTCCCAATATAAACTATGACGTTGAGGAATACAATGGCTATTAATGTTTAGAGTTTTTAAGTATTTAAACAATTCAGGTATCTCTCTATTGAATAATATATTATTACTATCTAATATTAATACATTTAAATCAAAGCAAACTTCTTGTGAGAATCCTCTCCAATTATTTAAATATGATTCTAAATAAGACATTGAATATTTACCACCCGTTTCTTTATACTCTTTAACATATTTTTCAAAATTTAAAGGTGGAAGATACTTACCAACATCAATTAAATTTTTATTTCTTAAACATAAAGGAACCCAATCAATATTATTATGTATTACTGTTTCATCATTTATTAAAATAAAACCGTGATCTATGTGGCCATAATTATCTGTTATGGTTCCTTCGTTTTCAATAAAACGAATATCAGGCAAGTTTCTTTTAACCCAATTCAATCCTCTTTTAGAACCAGGACCGGTTCCATTATAAATTACACTATCTCCTGCTTTAAACATAACAGCAGTATGAAATAATAATTGTTCTTTTAATAAATCACTATAGATATCTTTTCTAGTATACCAATTATCTATATTACTTAAATCTTTTAATATAGGAGGTGGACTAGATAACCAGTTATAACCTTCTTTAAATAACTGTGTAAATATTTTTGAATAAGATAAAGAATCAAAATATCTATCAGTATAACTTGTATAAGTTTGTAATATAGTATCACCTATAACAATGTATTGATCTCTTGGAACTATAGGACAGATTGGAAAATTAACTTTAAAATTAACTAAATCAAATTCTTTTTTATATTTAATAACTTCAGGTCTATGTACTTTGATATTTGATTTAATTAAGAAATCAGAAAGATTATTTAAATCTTCTTTTGTTTCTTCTAATATTTTATTAAACCCAAGTAAAGTTTCTTTAGGTAAAGCCCAATCTAAATCACCAGGGTCATAACAATCACCAACAATAACTTCTTGTAACGGATCAAATTCTGTGTATATCATTTACCATAACCCATAATTTCTTTTAAATACTCTTTAGACCAATTCTTATAATAGTTTGTTTTTTTTAATACGTTTCTTGCGTTATTTAATTCTTTTTTATCTTGGCACAATATTATATTATGTTTACCATTACCTGTAGATATTTTTTTTATGAAGGTTTTAGATTCTTTGTGATCTGGTAAAAATATATAATTTCTATATTTTTTGTTTAGTATCTTACATTTACTTTTTAATTTACCAACAGAAGTCTTTTCTTTGATAACAAATATGATAACATCACAATTATATTCAATTAAATCTAAATTTATATCTTTAAAATTTACTTCAAATACTTTATATGTTGCAGATTTAGCAAAAGGACAAACTGAATAATTATTTAGGATTTTTGATTTAAATGATATACGATTAATCCACAAGTATATATCTTTCATCAATGATTTCATAATTTTATTTATATAAAAAAAAAGGGAGAGTTTTTTAGACTCTCCCTTTAATCGTGTTACTAGAAAGTAACAAGTAGCTTACATTAAGTTAGTTACTTGAACTTTTCTGTAGTATCTGTTCGCATTCGCAGAACCAGCACCATTGATAACCGCAGTTGCAGATGAAGCACCAGCTTCAGCAAATGGGTTAGCTTGGATACCGTATCTCGTTTTGAAACCAATTTTTGGTTGGAACGAGTCTTGTCCTACTGCTCTCACCATTTGTAGTGGAACGTATGGACAATAGAATATTCCGGCATCATACTGTGATGTACCTTTATATCCTACTACGAAGAACTGTTTAGCTGCTTGGTTTGCAGAATACGGATCGATATAAACTTTATATCTTCCATTTAATATTCCAGCAAAAGTGTTACCTGTGTCATCTACATTAAGATTATTGTTTAATGCAGGTGTATAGTCTAACACGCCAGCCATTTGTAGAGCAGACGCAACATCTGAAGAAGTGATCAGAATGTTACCTTTTCCTCTACGTGTTCTTTGTGCGATATAGTTTGCTTCTCTTTCAACTTGGAACATTAAACCTTTGAAACGTTCTACGGACCATCTTCCGTTTGAATCTGTATCTAAGTCAAATACACCAGCTGTTGTTGTAGAAACTTGAGCACCAATTTCTGAATTGATGTAAATAGTTCTTACAACTTCTCTATTGATTTCCGCAAGGATTTCAGCAGATAGAATATTTGCAAGTTCTGTTTCAGCATCTAAACCGTGGATTGCTTTTAAGTCTTGAGCAAGTTCCATAGTGTATTCAGCTTTAAGGGCTCTTGATTTAGCAGTTACAGTCGATTTCTCGATTGAAAACGCCATTTCAGCAAAGCTATTTCCAGAAGAATCACCTAGTGCTTCAGCAGCAGCAGTTGACATTCCTGTACCAGTTGTATAAGTTCCTGGTGAAGCGTCATTTAATAACGCTGGGTTAGTTCCTGAATCAGCAGTAGATGAGTATCCACCTGTTGAAGAACCAGCTTTGTTTCTACCAGAGTAGTCAGTATCAGCAGCATCAAATAATGCTTCATTTGATGTAGCTTGTGATTGATATTTCGCTCTCATAGCGAAGATTAGTCCAGTTGGACCAGTCATAGGCTGTACGCCTGCTATGTCGTATGCGATAAGATTTGGCATTGCTCTTCTTACTAAAGAAATTAGGATTGGATCCCAATTTTGAATGTAAGATGAATCAGTGCTGTTTACTGGAGCAGCTTCTGACATAAATGCTCTATCTTCTCTTAGTGCTCTCTCTTGGTTTTCCAAGATAACTGCAGTTACCGCTCTTTTATAACTATCCGTAACTTTTGGGAGTTCTGGATGCTCAAGGACCGGTGACCACTTTTTAACTAATTGTTCAGATAAGTACATATCTTTTTTATTCTCCCTTTATTTTTTAAAACCCAATTTAATTGAGTCTTTTGTTTTTGTGATAGCGGCCGTATAAGCAGTCATAGCGTTTGACAAATCAACTTGCGTTGTTTCGCCTTCGGCAACGTTATCTATTTCACTTTTAGATGAAATCTCTTTTGTTGAAAAGTATGACTCTTTAATAGTCGATACTTTTTTCTTAAACTCTTCAGCATTAGAATATTCAATTTCTTCTGCTAATTTGTTAAATTTTTCTTTATTAGTATCTGTCAAGTCTTTAGATACAGCATCTACTATATCTTGTCTTGTAAGTTTACCAATTTCAGAATTTAATTTAACGTTAGCTTCGATTTGCTCATTTAATTTTTTATTAAGCTCTTCGATTGTAGAAGCTTGATCTTCTAACACGTCATATTTTTCGTCTGGAACATTAATGTAATGATCTTCAAATAATTTTTTAAGACCAGTAATAAAGTCCTCAGCGATTTCGCCTTTGATGCCTCGCTCAATAGCAATCTCGTTTTGTTTAATCCATTCTTCAACTACGTAGTTTAAGTATGAATCAACTTTTTCAACAAGCTCTACTCTTGTAACATCAAGTTCTTCTTTAAGTTTTTTATTGTAACCATCTTCGATCTTTTGTTTTTCTACTTTCAATTTTGATTTGATAGCAGCTTCAAAAATAGTTGCAGCTTTTGCCTTAAATTCTTCAGTTAATTTTTCATCTCCGATTAATGCTTTTACATCATCAGAAACGTCAATAACTTCTTCTTTTTCAGTTTCTTCTACTTTTAACGTTTCGCCTGGAGTTGCAACTTTAGTAACACCAGCTTCTGTGTCTGGTTTTTTACTAGCGTCAACATCTGCAGCTTTTGCGTTTTGTGCGTCAGAAACTTTTTTATTATTTTTTGTAGCGTCAGGATTGCTGTCAGTTGGTTTAACAACCGCTGCACCTAGATCTTGTGCTTCGTTAGAAAGCTTTGTAGGTTCAGCTGCTACAGCATTCTTCTTTGGAGCATCAGCAATAGTTTCTTCAACTATCGTTTCTGCTTTGACTTCTACTGTTTTTTCTGTAGCCATTTGAGAAATCTCCTTTATTTTAATCGATTAAAATATCTCTCTTTTAATAATGATATTTATAATTGTTTGATTTTCTATTATAGTTTACTTAAAAAATCCTTGAATATACTAGCCTTTTTCTCAGCTAATTCAATTTTTTTTGTCTTAATTAACTCTTGTTTCCAAGCTTCTACGTCTTGTTCTACAAGAATTCCATTGTTCCATACCCACTCTTTTGTTTCCATAATACCTTCTACGAAGGCATCTGGAGCAGATGGATCTGCCACAATGTCAGCGGCCGTTGCTAAGTAGAAATCTTCCCCTACAAAGTTTTGACCATTTTTTTGTACTAAGGAACCCATACCTCTTGATGACACGCCTAGTTTAGCGCCTTCATCTATAAGACTTTTTACGATCTTACCGTATGGAGTGTCCATAATTTTTGCTTCACCTATGAAATTTTTTCCTTCTGGATACAACTT